TAAGGTCGCTGAGTATTGTGATAACGATGTTATTGCTACTGAGGCGGCCTTTAATTATCTTGAGGCTGACTGGACGGCGCGACAGATTCTGGCAGATTTAGCAGAGATGACCGTTAATGATACTACGAACTCTCTTACAACCAGAATTATATTTGGAAACAACCGGAAACCACAGTCAGAGTTCCATTACAGAAATCTGGCAGAGCCGGTGGAATCGCTGGATAAAGAGAGTATGGACTTTCTTAAGGAAGCCTGCCCGAAGATGATGGAAGAGCCGCACTATGGTTGGAAGTACAATGATAAGGACGAGGTTCCGTTCGAAGCTCACAGCATTCTTCCATATTTTCCTGGGTATGTATTTGACCATGGAAAATCTACATATCGTGGAGAAGAAGTCGGCGAGGGTGGATTTGCGCAGGGTGTTCCAGGAATGTACGGAAACGTAGCACTTCTGGATATTTCCTCAATGCATCCGCATAGTGCCATTGCCGAAGTTCTGTTTGGACCGAGATTTACGAAAGCATTCCGCGATATTGTTGAGGGTCGTGTGAGCATTAAACATGAGGCTTGGGATATTGTTAATACCATGCTGGATGGAAAACTCACGCCGTATATTCAGAGAGTTATCGACGGTGAGATGACATCAAAGGATCTCGCCAATGCACTGAAGACGGCTATCAATTCTGTATACGGTCTTACATCTGCATCCTTTGACAATCCGTTCCGTGATCCGAGAAACATTGACAATATTGTGGCAAAACGTGGAGCATTGTTCATGATCGACCTTAAGAATGAGGTTCTGAAGCGTGGATTCCAGGTTGCACACATTAAGACAGACTCGATTAAGATCCCGGATGCTACACCGGAAATCATTCAGTTTGTTATGGACTTTGGTGAGAGATACGGCTACACATTTGAACACGAGGCTACGTATGATCGTATGTGCTTAGTCAATGATGCCGTATATATCGCAAAGTATAAATCAGCAGAAGAATGCCAGAAAATGTATGGTTACGTCCCTGGCGACAACAAAAAGAAAGGCGGAAAATGGACGGCAACGGGTACTCAGTTCCAGATTCCATATGTATTTAAGAAGCTGTTCAGCAGAGAAGATATCACATTTGAAGATATGTGCGAGACCAAATCTGTGAGCAGCTCTTTATATTTGGATCTGAATGAGGAGTTACCGGATGTCAGTAAGGAAGAAAAAGAATTCAGCAAGGCAGAGAGTGATTATAAGAAAGGACTGTTATCTGACACCACTTTTGAATCCACATGTCAGCGGCTTACTCCATTGATCGAGAAAGGACACGACTATCACTTTATTGGAAAGGTGGGTCAGTTCTGTCCAATGAAAGATGGATATGGAGCCGGACTTCTGATGAGAGAAAAAGACGGTCGTTACTATGCTGCAACCGGTTCTAAAGGTTATCGCTGGATGGAATCAGAGATGGTCAAAGAACTCGGTAAGGAGGACGGTATTGATCGTTCCTATTATGACAAGCTGGTTGACGAGGCTGTAAAAACTATTTCTCAGTACGGAGACTTCGAGTGGTTTGTATCTGATGATCCGTATATCCCAGAGCTTGGCGCCAACGACGCTGATGTTGATTGCGTTGTTCCATGGGCGATGCCTTGTGGAGAGGATAAGTATCGGACGTGCTTCGACTGCCCGCATTTCAACAACGATAACTTCCACATGGATTGTGACCTTGATTATGATATTTCAGATATTGTGATGAAGCACGCAATGAATCCGCCAGAAAATTAGAAAAGAATAAAGGAGAATTTAATTATGGCAAGAGCAAATGTAAATGAGCTGATTATTGAGAATGCTCATATTATGTTCAGAAATTTCAGAGGAGAAGAGACCAAGTACAACAGAGCTGGTAACCGTAATTTCTGCGTTGTAATCCCGGATGCAGACCAGGCACAGAAGCTCGGCGAAGACGGATGGAATGTAAGAATCCTTCCGCCTAGAGATGAGGATGAAAAACCTCTTCACTATATTCAGGTAGCTGTTCGGTTCGATAATATTCCGCCGAATGTATACATGGTTACCAGAAGAGCTAAAACAAAGCTGGACGAGGAGTCTGTATCTTCTCTTGACTACGCTGAAATCAGAAATGTTGATCTGGTCATCAGCCCGTCAAAGTGGGAAGTGAATGGAAAATCCGGTATTAAAGCATATCTGAAGACTATGTATGTCACGATCGAAGAGGATGTGTTTGCGGAGAAGTATGCGGACGAAGAGGAGCCGCCGTTCGCATAAATCATATTTTGAGGGTGTCGGTGTCAAAGCCGGCACCCTTACTTTATGAAAGGAGAAAATTTATGTTTTGGAATAAGAAAAAACCGAAGTCAAAACCACAGATTAAGACTACGGTACCTAAAACATTCAAAGCAAAAGAACCGCCACCTAAGTGGCAACCAACTTTCGGCGAAACGAAAAAGAAGGATGAGAAACCACCGGAAGTAACTACGAAATCCGAACCAAAAATTGACTTGGAATATAAATTTTTAAAATCTTTTCAGAAACTTACATATAGACGTCGGGCATGGGATGTGTGGAGAGATTATATTTTACTTCATGCATGTTCAATCTCGAATGTTTTTGACAAGGACAACTACGACCAAAGAGAGAAGCGATATCTAAAAATTATTCATCAGTATTCAAAAGAAGAGCAAGCTATATTTCCAGAATTAGCAGCATATACAACTATGGCACTGGATCAGAACCAGGAGCAGGATTTTCTCGGAAAAATGTTTATGCGGTTGGATCTGGGAAATCGTTCGGCTGGTCAATTCTTCACGCCATATCATGTGTGTGAACTTATGGCTGAAGTGGTGGCGACCAATGCTTTAGAAAAGATAGAGCAGTATGGTTATATTTCGATTAACGATCCATGCTGCGGTGCTGGAGCGACGTTGATTGCTGGTGTGCATGTAATCCGAAAACAGCTGGAGCATTGTGAACCACCGAGAAACTACCAGAACCATATCTTAGTAGTTGCACAGGACGTTGATGAAATCGTTGGTCTGATGTGTTATATCCAAATCTCGCTTCTCGGATTGGCTGGATTTATAAAAATAGGTAACTCGATAACTGACCCAATGTCTACGGACGATTCATCTGAAAAATATTGGTATACACCTATGTATTTCTCAGATGTATGGAGTACAAGAAGAATGCTCCGTCAAATTAACAAGTTATTTGGAAAGGGCGATGACGAATGAAGAAAAGATATTCCATTTCAGAAGAGCAGTGTACGTGCAGTATCGGTAAGCTTTATGATACCGTTGCTATGATTATGGGTATTTCTGATGTAAGCAAAGTTGTGTACGATTGCCGTAAATTATCTATCACCAAAAAGGTGTTGGACTGTATGTATGCGTTCTATCATTCAGAGAATCAAAGCGATGAAACGATTACAACTTGTATGCTCTTATATGGACCGAAAGCCGATTTGGACAGTGACGGATATGAAGTCGAAGTAGAAGATGGATTCGTCACGAAAGGTGTGTGATGGCTGGCGTAGAATTACGGGACTATCAGGAAGATGCTGTACGGCGAATGCGAAATGGCTGCATACTTTGTGGTGGTGTTGGCAGTGGAAAATCCAGAACCTCGCTGGCTTACTATTATATTCGGAATGGTGGGGAACTTGGTACGGATGAGTATGTTCCTATGGATGATGTGAGTATTAAAGATTTGTACATAATCACAACAGCCAGGAAACGGGATACTTTTGAATGGGAGGCGGAACTATCTCCATTCTTGTTGTCTACCGATAAGGAAGAAAATCTGTATACCAATAAGGTTGTGATTGACTCCTGGAACAACATCAAGAAGTATGCAGATGTCAAAGATGCTTTCTTTATATTTGACGAGCAGCGTGTTATAGGCTCTGGAACATGGGTTAAAGCATTCTTGAAAATTGCTAAGGTAAATGAGTGGATACTGTTATCTGCAACGCCTGGTGATACATGGCAGGATTATATACCGGTGTTTGTTGCTAACGGATTTTATAAAAACCGAAGCGAATTTACAAGAGAGCATATTGTATATAGTCGTTTCAGCAAATTCCCCAAAGTTGACCGATATTTAAATACTGGTAGATTGATTCGATTGCGGAATAAGATCTTGGTGAATATGGACTTTAAGCGCCAAACTGTTTCGCACCACGAGGATATTTATGTCAAGTACAATATTGAAAGGTATAAAGATGTCGGAAAAACCAGATGGGACCCGTTTAAAAAAGAACCAATTATCAATGTTGCCGGTCTGTGCTATGTATGGAGAAAAATTGTAAACACCGATCAGTCCAGACAAATAGCTTTACTTGAAATTGTGGAAAAGCATCCGAAAGCGATTATATTCTACAATTTCGATTATGAGCTTGAGCTTCTGAAAGAGATATTCTCTGGATACGAAGTTGCAGAGTGGAACGGTCATAAACATCAACCAGTGCCGATCGGCGATGCATGGGTATATTTAGTTCAGTACAATGCTGGAGCCGAAGGATGGAATTGTATTACGACGGATACGATTATATTCTATTCTCAAAATTATTCGTATAAGATCATGGCACAGTCTGCTGGCCGGATAGATCGAATGAATACGCCATATACGGATCTGTATTATTACCATTTGAAATCCAGGTCTGGCATTGACCTAGCTATCAGCAAAGCATTGAAAGACAAGAAAACATTTAATGAAACTAAATGGATCAATAAAAAGCCCATATCGTTTGATCAATCGTCTGGTATGGCAGCATAAAACGGAGGTGACACAGATGATAGAAGTTCTTAGGAACATCATTATATTTTTGCGGGTTATGTCATTTCGGATAAAGTCTCTGTCGGAGACGGAATTTAAAACCTTATTATCCAACTGTACATATGAGCAGGTATGGTATGCAATCTGGCTCCGCTATTATATGTGAAAGGAATGGCTTATGGAAAATGTTTATAAAGAGGTCGATTTCAAAACCTATTGTAAGACCTGCGAGCATAAGGATCTTGGTGAGAAATTTGATCCGTGTAATGACTGTTTGGCAGAACCTATGAATGCCAATTCGGATAAACCAGTTTACTGGAAGGAGGCTGAAAATGGTAGATAGTATCTTAGTTAGTGTTGATTTCTCGAACAAAGATGGTACAGGAGTTCTAATTGTTGGAAGAAAACGGATGAACCAGTCTGTCGAGATTATCAATGCTTTCCAGGGAGATGAAGCGAGAGAACTTTATGAAAAACTGATAACAAAGAAAAAGAAGGAGGAACAGAAGTGAGCTTTCAGTATGATCAATACTTAGCTAGACATCGAGCAAATGTAAAAAGAGGGTTTGACTGGCTTTCTGAAAATTTACCGGAACTTATGACCAATACGCTAACCGCTGGGTGGAATACAGAATTTGCTCATGATCAGTCTAAGAACGAGCCGGATGAGTATGAGGCATACGATGCATATTTCTATGGAAATAATCGCTCTTATGAGGTTGTACAGCGATATCAGCGAGCATGGTTGCTTCATATTCACAGGAATCCGCACCATTGGCAGCACTGGATTCTTATCCATGATGATATGGAAGATGGCGAATTAGAGACTGTTTTGGAAATGCCGTACGATTACATCATTGAGATGATTTGCGACTGGTGGTCATTCAGTTGGCAGAGTGGAAATCTCTATGAGATATTCAAATGGTATGAGGAACATTCCAAGTATATAAAACTGGCACAGACAACGAAAATCACAGTCGAGTATATTTTGGACAATATGAAGAAAAAACTCCAGAAATTACAGTATGCAGATCGATCGGCTATGCTACCTGGAGCTTAATATTTGGAGGAGCTATGAACAGAACGACAAAAATAAACATCTTGGCGTATGCTTCGGAGCCGGACAAGAACTATAAGTACGATGGCGATATCGTCGATTACAAAGGAAAAAGATATTTTGTAAGTCTGGCGGAAGAGCGAGTGGAATTTATCGGGATTATCAAGGAGGACAAGTAGAGATGAAAGCAATTAAAGAAAATTGGAAACTGGTACTTATCGTGACCGCTGGGATTGTAGCGGTTATTTTTATGTGTATTTTTGGAATTCAGGGGGCACAAAACAAAGCATTCGCATTGGAGGAACAGGTCAACACTGCTGATTCAGATATTAAAGTGCAGGAAAAAAGACGAGTTGATCTTGTTTATAATCTTGCGGATTGTGTCAAGCAATACGATAAGCATGAGGCTGAAACACTTACTGCTATTGTCGAAGGTAGGGAAAAAGCAACCAGTATAGAAAATGTAACCACTGCAATAGCTGCTGTTACAGAGGCATATCCGGAATTAAAATCCAATGAAAATTACAAGGAACTGATGAATGAATTATCCATTACAGAAAATTTAATTGCTGAGTATAGGGAAAATTATAACAAGCAGATTAAAGAATACAATCGCTATATTAGAAAATTTCCGACTCGATTCTTTTTAAATATTTTGGGATACGAAACACGGCAGTATCAGTACCTTGATTATGGTGCTCCTGTAGATGCGCCTCAAAAATTATTTGGAGATTGATATCATGAGAAGTAGAGGCTTTGATTTTGGAGATTTTGAAATTACTAAGCGTGAGATTTTGGCAAGTATATCCATAATCGCAGTGATGCTTCTAATTGGCTTTGTAATTTCTGGGAAAATTTCAAACTATATTCTGGATCGGAACGAAAGGTATAACAAAGCTGTTAAAATCGAAAGTTCTGATTTGTTTGAATATGGGATGAGAACCAATATCGGTTATGCATTTGTTTATGGAGATTTGAAGGCTGTGGATACAGTTTCATATCCAGAAATTGATGGTGAGTATATGTACATAGAAAAAATAGAAGAGCATTACAATATGCATACGCGAACCGTTACAACAACTGATTCCAAAGGAAAGACGCATACAAGAACGGAAACTTATTGGTCTTGGGATTATGCTGGTAGCGAAGAACAAAGCTGTTTGGAAATTACATTTTTAGGACATATCTTTCCCTCAAATAAGGTAGAGTTTCCAAGTACCGAACATATCGACACTATAAAAGAATCAAGCCATGTCCGGCATAAGTATTATGGAGTTGGCACGGAATATACTGGAACCATATTTACCGAATTACGGGATAAAACCATATCTGATAATTCTTCATTTTATGAAAATAGCACCATCGACGAAACGGTTGATTATTTGGAAAGTGATTGGGAGCTATGGTTATTCTGGGTGATTTGGATAATTGTTATTGGACTGTGTGTATTTGGTTTTTACTATATTGATAATGAATGGCTTGAAAATTGAAAGGAGAATTTAGAAATGAAACAGAATATTATTGCAGTAGACTTTGACGGAACTTTATGTGAGAACAAGTGGCCGGAGATCGGTATGCCGAACGAGGAGCTTATTGAGTATCTGAAAAAAAGACAGGCTAACGGAGAAAAGCTGATTCTCTGGACGAATAGAGTTGGGGATCGGCTGGATGAAGCAGTTAAATGGTCAGCTGAGAAAGGATTGATCTTTGATGCGGTAAATGATAATCTTCCGGAAATTGTTGAATCATTCGGGACTAATTGCAGAAAGATATTTGCAAACGAGTACATAGATGACCGTAATCGCTCTATCGGTTCCTGCCGTGAGAAATCAAGCATGGAGCGTTGGGCTGAAAATGAGGTAGCTATTGCCTGCCGTCGCGAGAAGCCGGACAGAAAAGACGGAGAATGGGATTATGGCTGCGCTTGCTATGAGAGTGCGTTGAAAGCCTTTGGCTCTCTGTGTGCGGACGGGCATTCTGGTTTCAGCATTGGTCTGACTAAGGCCATTCTGAATCGTCTCATCAACAACAAGCCGCTTCTTCCAATCGAGGATACTGATGCGGTTTGGAACGATATTTCTGACATGAGCAGCCTGAAGGGCGAGGAACGTAACTATCAGTGCAAACGCATGTCTTCCTTATTTAAGTATGTGTATGCTGACGGCACGGTTAAGTACAGAGATGTGGATCGCTATCATGGCGTGAACATCAACTGTCCGGATGCTCCATATCACAGTGGACTGATTGATACTGTTATGGACGAACTGTATCCGATCACTATGCCTTATATGCCGGCTGATAGAGCCTTTAAGATTTATACGGAGGATTTCCTTGTAGATCCGGCGAAAGGTGATTATGATACCGTCGGAATTCTATACGTAATCACTCCGTCTATGGACAAGGTAGCAATTAACAGATATTTCAAAGAGGCTCCGAACGGCTTTGCTGAAATTGATGAAGTAGAGTACAAGGAGCGTAAAGAAGCTGCGAAAGCTCGGATGGGGGAAGCCGATGGATCGAAATAGATTTATCCAGTGCATGAAAAGCAACATTGAGTTGTCGGATAAAGAGCGACGGAGAATCATCAGAAGAAGCGTTGAGAGTCAGCCGTGGAAATTGAAGTGTACAATCGCTATGGAAGAGTTTGCTGAGCTTACGCAGGCTATTAGTAAGCAGATTCGAGGGTATGATAATAGAATTGGACTTTTGGAAGAAATGGCAGATGCGTATATTTGCCTGGAATTTCTTAAGTCCATTTTTAATATTACACCGGAAGAATTGCAAAAAGCTATGGATGTTAAATTACAGAGAGAAAGGAATAAACAGAGATGAGTAAAGAGATTAAAATTGCTGGAAGTATTTCATTTGGAGGAAAGCGCCTTAATGTATACGGAGATCTGGATGCTCCGCTGTTCAAGGCAAAAGATATTAGCTATGCTATCGGCTACAGTAGCGGCAACGAGTGGAGAATGCTCGAAATGTGTGAAGATGATGAGAAGCTGAAACTACCTTTAGTAGTAGCAGGCCAGAGACGTTCCGTCAACTTTGTGACTGAGAATGGTCTGTATAACATCCTTGCTCAGAGCCGTATGGAGATTGCGAGATCTTGGAGACGTGTAGTTCATGACGAGCTTATCAACATGCGAAAAGAAAAGGGCAGAAACATCGCTGAGCAGTTTGAAGAGTGGGATCACGCCACGGATAATATTTACTTTGATGAGGAAACCGGTCAGCTTATGCAGTCTGTTACGGCTCCTGGTGGCGATGTGATTCAGATTCCTTACGAGAAGGAAGAAGAGTAATTAAAAGACGTGGGCTATGCAGAACACAGGAGCATAATAATCCAGACTGGTGGGGATCTGGATATTCTGAAAGGAGAACGGGAAATGATAGAACTGCATGTCAAGGAATATTGCAAAAATTGTACAGAATTTGAAGCCGAAACACAAACAGATGTAAATCGTACATATTTTAACGATTTTATGCGTGGTCCGGAAGTAATAGTTTCTGCAAATACGTCCGTCACCTGTAAACATGCACAGCGATGCGAGTGTATACGAGAATTTATCGAAAAAGAAATGAAAAAGGAGCAGAAAAAACATGATTAAATTAGAACATGTAGTTCTGGCAAGTCCAGAGCAGTTGGAGTTTATTATTGAGGGTATGAGAAACCCAATGAATTCGTGGAATAAGAGTGATAGCCATCTTTGCAGTGAAGATAGTTGTGATGGATGCTGTTATAAAGATGCTACATTTGCTTGCTCGTCGGTAGATATTAACCCTGCCGACAGTGATTATATGGTTGGTAAAAACGATCACTCACTCATGCAGCGCTTATCCAAAGCTGGTACTGATCACAGAAAATTTATGAGGATGTTGCCGGTTTACGTACGGATCACAGCACCTTTATATTGGTGGAAGGAGTTCGATACATATAAAGTCGGAACGGTGGCTAACAGCTGTAGTACGATGCACAAGATTACTGAGAAAGAATTTGAATGGGATGATTTTTCTACGGAGCATTTGACTCGTGTAAGAGACAGTCATTTGGGTGATACGGTTCCGACACTTGTCTTCGATTCTGTCATTCGTGGACTTAACTTTTGGAGGAATCGATATTTGGTTTCCAAATCTAAAGATGACTGGTGGCAGATGATTCAACTTCTTCCGAGCAGCTATAACCAGACACGCAATGTCATGATGAATTATGAAGTTTTGGCAAATATCTATAAATCCCGTAAAGATCACAAGCTGGACGAGTGGCGGAACTTCTGCAAATGGATCGAAGAGCTTCCATATTCAGAGTTGATTACTGGAAAAACAGAGGAGGATTAAATTTATGCATTTTACAGTTATTCAGATTATTATCATGTTTCTTATCGGCTATGTGTGTTTTTACGCTTTAGTTGATCGCATTATGAAGTGTATTGAGCATTGTGCTACAGCCAAAGCATACGGACGGTTCAGAGAAGCCGGAGTAATGATAAAAATGGATGATGTAGCAGCTGGCATCGCGAAGTCAAAAGAGGAGAAAGACAATGTTGAGAAGAGACTTGATTAAGAATAAGATATACGGAATTATATTTATCATACTTGGAGCGTTGACAATCCCGATCGAGTGGGATGCAACGTTCTTTTTATTTGCCTTGATGGTGGGTATTATGCTCTTTGCATCAAGAGAAAACTGCATTATGGATTAAGGAGGCGGCGGTATGGGCCGGGCTGAAAGGAGAAGAGCACAGAAGTGTGAGCAGAAAGCTAAGACCGCTACATACAATCTGACGAGAGCTCAGTTAGATGCCCTGGTTCGAGAAAAGATATCTGGTGAACTGGATAGAGTTAAGCAGGAGGCTACGAATGATGCCATCAATCAGGCGATGATTCTTCTGCTTACTCTGCCGCTTGAAGTGCTAATGGATCATTATTGGCCGAAGTCATACGCAAAGCGGATTCCAGAGTTTACAGAACATGTTCTCGAATATTATGAGAAGTGGCAAAACGATGAGCTGGATATGGATAAGCTCAAAGAAGATCTTTGGGTGTACGGCGGTATTAGATTGGAAGAAGTGGAGGGCAAGTAGATGGGATATTTAATTTTAGGAATTATCATCCTGGCAGCTATTCTTATTTTCGGTGGATATGTAGTTCTGTCTGTTATGAATGCTGCAATGTGGATGGACGATTCTATGAGATGGGGAGGTAGAGATGACAGCTAAGGACGACAGAAAAAATGCAGAGGGTTACAACGATCCGACGGCTTACAATGCGATTAAGAATGTGGAGCAGGAACAGGACAAGGATGATGCGAGATTTCATCAATTACTGAACACCCTGTTTTCACTTTGTGAATTAGCGGATTTCCATATTGAGGGACGAGTTGTGCTGAAGGATAAAAGAACGGGAAAGGTTTGGAGGTAGGCGAGATGAAAATCTGTAAGGTAAGACCCGATTACTCAACCTGTTCTGCTTGTATAGATACTCAGGAAATGTTCAACGTGGTTGATG